AACGAACAGCTAAATGCAATATATGCATCCAAGATTGGATTAGAATTTGAATTCTTTGCCAATGAAGGAATGGATGAAGTTAAGAGAGACCTATCTCAAACTCTAAATAAGCAAATAAGAGTTGAAGAAAAGGCGCACAGTGACTTTGTACCTAGTGATGAAATTTTCAAATTAGAACCAGATAACTCTGGTGGATCTGGAATGATTGAACTAGTAACAGGACCAATGCCTTTTGTTGAATCCAAACTTATTATTGCAAAGACTCTAAAATGGATTAGAGAAAATGGATCTACTAATGACAGATGTTCTATACATATTAACGTAGCTTTTGATGGAAAAAAATTAGGATCTCCTACTAACGTATCATCTTTAGATATTGGTAAGTTTGTTCTTAACTTCAATGAGGATGCTGTTTATGAAGCATTTCCTGACAGAAGAGATTCTGTTTATGCTAAATCTATAAAATTTATTGTACCATTAAGTGGAATGACACAACCTTCTCCTGAAAGAATTTCATGGAAGAATTACATGTTTGTATCAGAAAAATATTATGGTGTAAACTTTTCTAAAATACCTAAGAATTATATTGAATTTAGATATTTAGGTGGTAAGGATTATGAAAAGAAATATAATACCATAATGAATATGACAGAACATTTTGTTGTATCTTTATATGAGAGTTTAGTTAATCCTATTTATAATAAGGATGATCTTAAAAAATTAGATTCCATTTTAGAACAACATAAAGGTATTGTAGAATCATATAAAACTTATCAAGCATTCAAAAGAAAATTTCCTAAAATTAGATTAATGGTTGATTTAAAAACATATGACCAAATAATTGAAACGTATTACCCTAAAATGAGAGAACATTTATTTGAATTATTAACTAAAGCTGGATTAAAAGAAGGTTTAGTTAATTACGATGCAGATACTGGTAGAATGCAACTTAAAGGTGCAGAGTTAATGAAATGCTTTGAAATAAAAGGTATTGATATTGTTGATTCTAAAATACAAGGTAATGTTTTAAATTGTGATATATTTAGTACAGAGTTAATTAATTCATCAATGACTGAATGTAATCTGTTTGGCTCAACTGATGTTGTTGATTCTAAAATAGAAGATTCTTATGTAAGTAAAAATGTAAGTTGTAAAGATTCATATGTTTTTGGCATGAGAGGAGTTTTTAGTGGAGACATGGAAGGTGGTATATTTAGAAAAGGTAGGGCTACTGAATTAGCAAAGTTTGAGAATACTGAAATTATTGAAATAGAAAAAATATAAAATAGCATGGCTAATACAAATACATATTGTAATGATCCGGCAGAAGCCGAATGTTTAGATGCATTAATAAAATTAATTAATGATGATCTTACTATTGCTTGTCAGATACCATTCACGGTTCCTAAAAAGGAATTGGCAAACATTATTACTAGAGCAAAACAATACTTTTATAAAATATATGAAGATAGTGTAGAGCAAATGTATATTGCTTTACCAGCAGGCGCAGTTTTAAAAGAAACATTTAAACAAGGTGTACCTTATGGAACTGGTTCAGATAAAGAAACAATAACTAATAAAGCTAACATTGCTAATCCTAGAGGTGTTGTTCAAATGCCGTCAAGAGTATATTCAGTTAATGCTGTATTTGAAATTGGTGGATTTAGTGGTGAAGATGGTGGTTTTGGTAGTATGAGCTTTAATGCTGATGATGTTGATTTTTCAATAGATAAGTTTATTTATAATGATGTTTATGGTGCAGGTCTTGGTAGTGAAAATTTAATGTACTATGTAGTGAATTCATTATTTATGGATAATGCAAGACAAGTTCTTTTACCACAAATATCATATACTTATAATAGATTAACAAAGAAGTTTAGATTCCAAGGTGAACTACCAAAAAGAGCTACTATATTTGAAATATTTTCAACAATTCCTGATTGTGCATTGTTTGAAGATGAAGCCTTCCAAAGATACGTTATAGGAATAGCTAAAATTCAATTAGCCAGAATATTAGGAACCTTTTCATTTAATCTTCCAGGTAATATTACTATTAATTATGATTTAATTTCAAGTGAAGGCCGAGATGAAGTTGATAGAGTAGTTGAAGAAATTAAAAACGACGAAGGTGTTGATTACTTTTTTACAGGATAATTATAATCTGAAAGCTATTAAACAAAAAGAGAATATATAATAAAAAATTAGTATTCTATAATGATAAGAGATATTTATAGTCGTGATATAGAGGCCCCTAACTTTAGTGAAGATACTATTGAGGTTAGCGATTCTTTATCTCAGCTAATTATAAAAATAGAAAATTGCCTATTCACTAGGAAGGGAGACGTATTAGGAGCTCCTGATATGGGTGCTAATTTAGATGAATTAATATTTTCATTAGTGTTAAATGAAAATACAATAGAGAATAAAATTACTTCACAAATTTCAGCATATTGTTTGCCTGATTTTTCTGGATTTGATGTTGACGTAAAGGTAACTTTCTTTTCAACGATAGAAAGAAATGGTTGCTTAGTTGATATATCAGTAAATGAACAACGAGTATTAGGAGCTCTATTTTAAAAAAAGAAATTGAATGTCATTTTTTAGCAAAACAAGAATAAGTGCCACCGAGCTATTCCAGGATTCTTTTGAATACCTGCAGCGTACATATAATCAAGCAATTGAAGTATTTACGCCTGCCTCACCGTTTGGTCAAATATTAACAGTTGTCTCAAACTTAGGTGAAATGATATTCTTTTACATTGAGGCTGCTCTTACTGAATTAAATATATCCAGAGCTAGAAATATAGAATCAATCTACGGATTGTCTAGATTAACTGGTCATGATCCTACACGAGGAATATCTTCAAGAGGTATAATTGGATTACGTTTAAATACAAGTGCGGCTAGCCTCCTTACTGGAGATTATGTACAAATTATAAACGGTGCTAGTTTTGAAATTGCTCAAAATGGCTTAACCTATTTTTTACGATTTAATTCAGATTTTATCAGATTAGATAAAACCACAAAAACATTTGTTGATGTTGAAATAATACAAGGTGAAAAAGATGAGCAATCATTTACTGGTACTGGTTTTGCATTACAGAGTTATAACCTAACTACAAAAGAACCTACTGATCAATTTTTAGTTGATGTTTTTGTTGATGGACAATTATGGAAATTAGTAGATTCATTATATGATATGAATAACGGTGAAAAAACTGCAATGATTAAAACTGGAGTAAATGGAGGATTAAGTGTATTCTTTGGTAATAATCAATTTGGTTTACCACCTGCATTAGGATCAAGAATTAGAATTACATATATAAAGACAAGAGGTAATGCTGGTAATATTGGAGGAAAGCAATTAGACATGAAGTTTTCCACATTTGGAACAGACTCTTCTGGTATAAATGTAGATTTAAATGAAATCCTATCAATTAATATTACAAGGAATCCAGGTTTTGGTTCAGATTCTGAGGATCCACAATTTACAAGATTAATTGCTCCTTATGCAAGTAATTCATTCGTATTAGCAAATCCTAATAATTATATTTACTATTTAAGTAAGTATGATTTTTGGTCTTTTATAGATGCTTATAATACAAAGAATGATGAATACTTAAATGATGATAATATTATTTACTTATTTTTAATTCCTGATGTAAAAAAGAAACTTACTAGTGATGTAGATTATTTTAGTGTACCTGAAGTAGAATTTACTATGACTGCTGATGAAAAGGCAATGACTTATGAAATTCTAAACAAGAGTGGTAGACAGGTTGTTACAGCAGAAACTAGAATAGTCGATGCCGTTATTAGAAAATATGCACTGAACATTGTTATTAGATGGTTAGAAGATTTTGATAAAGATGAAATAAGAATTGAAATAAGAAAAAATTTAGATGAATATTTTTTAAATGTAAATAGAAGAGATAGGATTCCAAGATCTGATATTATTTCTATTATAGAAAATGTAGAAGGAATAGATTCTGTAAATGTATTCTTCATATCACAAAGAAACGAAGAGGCTATTAGAAATGGTTTTTATTTTATTCCTGTTTATGGAACAGATCCTATAACTGATCAAAGAGTCTTAATAGAGAATAAGAAAATCGTATTGAAAAAGGATGAAGATCCACAATTAGGTTTAGATAGTTTTGGTGATGTTGTTATAGAGAATAATGATTTAGCTATTATTAGAGGTGGGTGGAAAGATAGAAATGGTACATTCTATGAACCTATACCTGAAGCTAATAAAATAAGTTCTCTTAATGTATTCTATAAAGAAGGAATAGCAAATAATCTTTATAATAAAATACAACAAGAAAAATATAATTCAACACAAAGAAGTAGAGGTACTACGATTGCGACTGGTGTAAATTCTGCAGGTTTAAATACTGGAAGATTAGTAAGCACACCAACACTTAAAACATTAAAGGGAAATTAATATGGCAACAATTAAAGATAACAGAACTGGATTTCCTAGCTTATATAGAGCAACATATGAAGAAGGCTGGGCGTTAAAAAATACAGGGTATGATTATTCTAAAAATTTATTAAACAATACAATGTCTGCTTATATGTTTAAAAATCCACGTCTTAAAACGTTCTTAGAGGATTACTTAACTCCTATCATGGTTTTTTATATTAATAAAGTTAAATACGTAAGGATTTTTTATAACTTTGCAGTACCTAAATGGTATCAAAAAATAAATTAATAAGATAGTGAGTCTCTGGCAAAATTTAGCCTTTTTTGATAAAGAAGGAAAGAACTATAATATGAAATATGACAGTACCACTGACATGTGGTCTGGTGACATTTTTCTACCCCAAGTTTCTATAAGTTTGTTTGAAGTAGGTCAATTATTCATTTTACAAAAAATGTTTAATAAAACAACACAAGCTCTTGAATATGGATACCCTCATACGAAAACTGATAACTGTGATTGGGAGGCTGAATGGGAAACCGAAACGCCAGATAAAATATTTCTTTTTCAGTTTGATAGGAATTTTAATGATGGTACACAATCTGCGTTAACACAAGAACCTGATGGGCCACCGCTAGTAAAATATACTAAGCTAACAATCCCAATAGATTTTGATGCTAATCAAACAGAATACATAGATCCTACAACAGGTAAAAGTTTTATTGCTACAGATGAGATTAGATCTATTGCTTTACAAGTAAATTTAGCTTTTTCTTCAGAAAATGAAAATACCTATAAAAGAACATTAGAAATTACCGATAAGTGTACAAATAATGTAATTGGTAAATTTACTGTTTATGCAGAAAGTATTGAAGAAGATGAAAGACTAAGAGTCATGACTCAAAATATGGGTTATAATGTTATAGCATCTGACAGTACAGTATTTAGAGATACAAATTTAAAAGAAGCATTACCTGATTACGTAGAGATCAATCTTAAGCGTAAAGAGATTATGATGGAAGGTAGTAATATATACCCTTTCATAGGATCATATAAAGGTTTAATAAATGCTATTAAGTTTTTTGGTTATGATAATCTTAAGCTTAAAGAATTTTGGAAAAATGTAAATGCAAATTCTCCACAATTTGGTAATTATATTCAAAGTAATACAGTAGATTTATTTTCTCCTACTGTACAATTTGATGATAAGAGTATAACTTTACCTAATAAAAACTTTAGGAAGACTAGTATGTTTAGTCTTATTTATAGAATTAATAAAATAACACCAGGTAAATTTACAGATGAGGATTTACCAAAGACAGAAGAATTACAAGATTTTACAATTGAGGAAATATTAATTAAACTGTTTGGTTTAAAAAGAAAATTAGAAAATGAATATCTTCCACTTAATGCTCATATTAAAGGTATTACAGCAGAAGCGGATTTCTTTGGTTTACTAGAAGTAACAAATACAATAAGTAGAAATTTAGCAACAGTTGCTAAGGTTGGTATTAATACAGATTTTAAAGTTTCACCAAGTGCATGTACATATTTAGAAGATCTTAGAAGATTTAATTCATTCTGTTTAGCTGAAGCGGCTAAGGTTAATACAGCTATAATAAATGATCCATGTATTGTTATTGGACCATTACAAAAACCGTTACCTGCAAATGCAATAGCAGCTGCAGTGGCACAGGCAATTATTAATTTTAATAATGCTTATGTTGGACCGCTTGCTAAAGGTAATGTTTCAGTTGGTCAAAATTTAGTAATGGGACCATATAGTCCAGGGCAAGTTATACCAGAACCACCGATTGGACCAGATCCTAATAGCGTATTAGGTGCTTTGCAAAATGGTAGTAACGTTACGATTGCATCTGTTGCTGGAGTATATGCTGCATATTTTTCAAGATATGCACCAAATTTAAATAGAACATTAGCTAATGAAGTTCCAGGTGAATCATCAAAAAGTTTACCCGACCAACCTGGTGTTGGTACAGGGGCATTAGTAACATTAACTAATGATAGCTTTAATACTTTAACATGGAATACTGTTAATAGCACATGGAATCAATTAAGCAATGCTAATGATTTCTTTACTTTTGATTTTAATGTACAAGGTATATCTACTGGAGATGTTTATGCAATAACAGATAGAGCAACATCAACATCAGTAAGTCATACTGTAGCTGCAGGTGAAACTGTACTTCAAGTAACTACTTCATTATTTAATCAAATACTTGCTAAAAGAGCAGCTAATACTGATCCTTGGATATTCTTTGATTTTAAACAAACTGATAATGACTTTGGTCCATGTATTAGAGCTTATGGTAATGATGTTAATAGATTTGTACCTTCGGTTGTTTTAGCAAATCCTGAATTTGGTGGTCGCTTCACAGCAACACAATTGCCTGGAGAAATATTATTTACATGGAATGGTATAGGTTCTGGTAATTTTACAGAAATTGAATGGACTATTACTAAAGATGCTACTGATATATCCCCTGCTTATTATTTTAATATAAGAGGTGCAATTGGAACATTTGGAACTTATCCTATAACATTACCTTATGTTGGTAATTATAATGTAGAAATGAAATTGTTTGATGTATATAATAATGTATCATCAACTGAAAAAAAATCTGCTATATGCGTAGATGAAAAAGAGGTTGAATATTCTGGTTGGTACCAATCTAGAAAACTAATTTATAATTGGAACAATGAAGGTAAGTATACATGGAATAATTATGGTTCTTTATGGAGTCTTCCAATTGAGCCGTCATGTACATGGGATGAAGAAACTCCAAGTTTATATGAATCACTAGATAGAGTTAATGCAATCTTAAATACTTTTGGTATTGGAACAAATACTGATTTTCAATTAATGAATTATCAAAACAGTGGAGCTGTTAGTTTTAGTGGACCGTATCAATGGAAAAATTTAAATGGTAAATTTACAAATTGGAATAATGCATATCACTTATGGTGGGATATGACAGCTACAACAGGTGATACTCCTGCATTTTTTGAATTTAATGAAGTAGAAGCAAATTCATATTTAAAAATAACAGACAAAAAAGGTATTTCAGCTACTCACTTTTTTGATTCAACAACAGATACATTAGCTGAAGCAGTAGCTCAACTTAATGTTAGTACTAATTCTATAATTAATAAGTACATTTATAACTTAGTATTAAATGCACAAAGTAATGCTGTATACGTACAGGCTGTGGCAAGATACACTGGTGTATTTGGTGATTTTAACTTTGTTGATATGGTAAATGTAAATGGTGAAAGAGTTTGTTCAACAACTGGCGGTTCTGGTTGTGTAAGCATAGTTTATAAAACAAGCCAAAGTGTATCAAGCAATCCAACATGGAGTACTGCTAAATTTATTAATGATGGCAAAACACTACCACCAATGACATGGGCAATGTTTGTCTATGATAAATGTAAGATAGTTGGTAAAACAAATCCTAAGTGGACCATATCTAATACTACTAACTCGTCAGTGGCTGATATATATTTTGAAAGCAAGTATCTAACATATCTTTTTAAAGACCCAGGAAAGTATATGATATCATTAGAACTTACAGATACGAATGGGAATAAATACAAAAAAGATAGAAATATCTTAAATATAAAACAAACAAAACAAAATGGCAATTAGCGTAACAGAAATTTTAGGAACGGATTCCTTATCAGGATCAAGACTAGTCATTAATGATAACTTTAATGTTCTCGCAAGTGAGATTAATGCAATGGAGGTATATTTTGCACCAGCTGCAGGTACTATCACTAACCTAACCAATGTTTCAACAGAAGCTTTGCGTGTAGGTTTAAGCACTATATTGTTAGATATTAATGCTACTACATTCGATATTTTAACAAATGTTAAAATGACAGGTAACCTTACAATGACAGGTGGAGGTATATTTAAAAATGATACTAATGTAACAACATTGGATAACACAGGGCAGACTATGCCGGCAACAATTAATGTTGGTACTGCAAGTGCTATTCCACCATCTACTATGTATAGGATTGGTAATACTGATGCAAGTAATACTTTAACACTTAAATTATTTAGTGGAAGTATAGGACAAGAAATTGTTTTTGCATATACAGTAGGAACTAAACCAGTAACAATTATTGGTAATTCAAGTAATTTAGTATTACCTGCAGGTGGTGTTTCACCAAGTGTTACATTAAATGCGATAGGAGAAACGGTAACGTTCTTAGCTATTGATAATGGTGCAGGAATACCAGTTTGGTTTCTTGTTGGTAGTGCTGGAGCAATAGTAATTGCATAAATAATAAAGATAAAAACTATACATGGCAACAACGCCCTTAATTAAAACACCACAAGCAGACGGTGGAACTTTTTATACGTTCTCTTCTTCTGCAAAAGACCTCTCTAGGACTCTCAATAATGATGATCTTAAATTGGTCTTTTCTAAGTTTGTGCTTCTGGATCTACCAGACATGGATAGCTTACCATTAAATTTTGGTAATTATCAAAATTACATGCAATATGATACGATTGATGGCGCAATTCAAAATGCTGCTATTTCATCAGATCCTAATGTTAACTTTACACAGAGTCTTCAAAACTATATGTTAAATATAGAAGAGATGATTATTAGTGATGCTGGTTATGATAATACAACTAACCTAACGGTAACCGAAAGAGTATTTTTTAAGTGGTTAAAAGAAACTGGGGCAATGAGGTTCCGAGAAGCTACTGTTTTAGAAAAAGCTGGTAGTGTAACAACACCGAGATTTGTTGAAGAAGACCAAAGCTTATCAGGTACCAGGGAATATAGACCAGTTGTAAAGTATATAGGTGGAATTGATATTGTAAATAATGTAGATAAAGCCGGAGAGGCTTATACTGAGTTGTATATTAATGTACCAACAGAGGTAGGTAATACTCCTACAATCCTCTTTAATTCAGTTTCTGATACGAACTATCAACCAGGATTAACAATACAAGGTACAAGTGAATTTATACTTGGAAGAACTTCTGCTACTGTGCACCCACAAGGATTAAACATTAAAGCATTTTATGATTATGATGATCAACTGCAAGGTTTAAACTCTGCAGGTTATACAGATCCTGCTGCCGATTGGATGGGATTAGGTCCTGGTGTAACAAGTCCTATTACTAATGCATACTTTACAGAACCTGTAACTTTCACAAGTGCATTAAATGTTCCTATCGTAAAATATGCTGCTGATTATAATAACCCAGGTACTTATGACGGTTCGGCATATGAAAGAAGTCAATTAGATGGAATTAGTGTAGATTTTGATGCTAATGATTATCAACAGATTGTAACTGATGCATCTATAAGTACAATACCACAATTTAATGGTACTGCTCTGGCTGAAACATTTGAATTTAATTCAGTATTAGTTTATTATGATATGGTTGATTTAAGTGACTCAACCAAAACAACTACAAACCTATACGGTATCTTATTATTAGATAATGTAACAGCAACACCATCTGGTGGTTTTGTTCAAAGATATCCAAAATACAAACCTAACCTAACGACTGGCCAAAATGGTAATAGTTATGGTTTTAAAATTAATTTAAGATTTGATGCTTCCCCAGGAAGTGCTGGTATTGATACAATCATAAATGATTATAATACCTTTTCAATGGGTCTTTTCTCTGATGCATCTGCTCAGTTACAAACATCGGCTCAAATCTTCCAAAGACAACAGGTAGAGTTAGCTAATATTGAAATTAGATTAGCAGCAGTTGAAAATACATTAAACTCTGTTAGTACATCTGCATTTTTACAATCACAAATTAATAATTTGCAAACACAAGTTGATAATGCATCTTTAGCTTTTGCTAGTAGCACTACATTATTAGATCTTATTTCTAAAAATTCAGATGAAATACAAGCATTAGCAAATGGTACTGTTACAGAAACATTGCAATATAATACAGCTGTTGTAAGGCAAGGTACTGGTATTACAATTAATACTAATACACCTAATCAGATACAAGTATCAAATAATGTACAAGCATATAATTTAATGGTACCATTAAATAGTAGTGATATTCAAATAACAGCTATTAATCCACTTAACTTAAATGTTGTAAGCCCTCAGGTATTTACAGACTTAGGTACATATACTCAAATGTTAAGATTAGATACTATAAATACTGCAGGTGGAAACTTGGATATTTATATTAATGATACAGACACTCAGTGGAGAACTGGGCAAACGATGAGATTAACATTTAATAATACGCTTCTTATAGGATCAAGAAATATAAGATTATATACTGACGCATCAGGCAGATTAAATAATGGCTCATATGGAAAATTAGCTGCCACTATACCAAATACAGATTTAAGTAGTATTCCAATCATTGATTTGATTTGTACAGAACAAGGAGTATTAACTTTTGTCTATGATATAGTTAAATAAATAATAAAATCGAAACCTAGATAATGGCTGAAAATAATTCAATACAAACTTTGCTACCAGAACTGTTAAGACTCTTTAACAATTCACTGGAGAGCTTTGAGAAAGTTAATCAAGCAATTACCTCGAGTAGAGACTCTGTAACTGTTAACATTCAAAACAATGATGGAACTAATGCTAGGATTACTATTCCAAGTTTTGGCTTTCTTAAAAACTCAGTTGATCGTTTAAATACTAACATTGATACTCTTACTAATTTTAATGATTCTAATAGTTCAATAAGATTACCTGATGGTACATTTAGAAAATTAGTTTTAGCAAAATTACCAACAGAAGCATTGGATGTAACTTCAATGAATTCTATAAATGCATTTAATGTTAAACCTAATTGGTTTTTTGAAGAATTAATTAATCCTTTGCTTTTCATTTCATTCGATATTACAGGACAAGCACCTATTGATACCGAGAGAGCAATTGTACAAAGATATATTTTAGATACAAATTCCCAAAGTAAAATTAATTTCTTTGAGAATCAATATAATGGAACTGCTGATATTGCATATTCTACGTTTTTACAACAAATTGTTGAAAAGAATATTTCATATGTTTTAGATGAAGCTGTTGTAGATTTACCACCTAGAGATAAAAGATTCTCTGGTAAGTTTAGTGTATTAAGAATAGGAGAAGAGAGCATAACGGAAACTGTAAATGGTGTAGAGCAAACAGTAACACAAAAGCTATATAAACTTAATAAAATATTTTATACAGATTCAGAAGCTGATTTTGCTGATACTATACAACTTAAAGTTGGTGATAGTTTAGAAGTCGTATCTGCGCCGATTGATACCAGATATACAGTAACCCAAATTGATAGTAGTACTAGCTCTGTGGTTGTAAGATTACAGGAAGGTTCTAGGACAATCAGTATTGGTGCTGATGTATTAAAAATAGGATCTGCATTAAATAACCGAGTAGAGGTTGATGTTACTGTTGGATTTAATGAAAGATGTGTAACCTTTATTAAACCTATTGATCCTGATTCTAAAATACCGGCTGTTAACTGGTCTCCAGGTAGTGGATTTTATACTAATGATTTAAATACAATTGATACTAGCGGTAATCAGCAAACACTAGCAGATTATTATCAACAAAATGCTGTTGATTTCGGAAGATACTTATTATCATTTGCACAAGACAAGATTCCTACTAGTAGAGAAGGGTTAACTCCTAATGCTCCAGTGTTATCGGCTGATGATTTTTCTGTATCCTTAATAAATGGACAGGTTAGTAATTCAGACGCTATCATACAGCTTAAGGATTTAAATAATCAAAAGAATACTATTCAGTCTACGTTAACTGAATTAGATACTGTTATTGCACAAAGCAGAACAAAAATACAAACAACTAATTATTCTACTGAAGTTGAAAGGGATGCAGATAGAAATGCATTACAAGGGCTTATTACAGAAAGAGCATCTCAATCAAAACTCTATTCATCGGTTGTTACAGAAATTGATGCATCTGCAAATGACAATTCAGTAAGTAGTGTAACACCTAAATATAGAGTAAGAGGATTTTGGGCAATGCCTAATGAAAAATCTGCTCCTGAGACTGGTGTACAAGATATAATAAAATTTCAATATCGTTATAGATATCTTTCTGCAGATGGTGCTGCTAATCAAGTAAAGCAGTTTGCTTATACTGATGGGAGTGGAACAAGCCAAGGTGCTTTTTCAAATTATGTTATTGTAAATAGTGTATTAAGACCTAGGGCTAAAAATACTATAACAGGTTTATATGAATGGATTGCTATTGATGATGATAATGCAGATTCTGTAAATATTAATCAATTAGATATTCCAATTAGAAAAGGAGAGCAAGTAGAAATACAAGCTAAGTCTATATCAGAAGCAGGGTGGCCGTCTAATCCATTGGAAAGTGAATATAGCCCGGCTATAAGAGTAGAGTTTCCTGCTGATTTAAGTTCTGATAACGCATTAGAAAATATTCTTGCACAAAATCAAGAAGATTTAGCTAAGGTTGCATTAGAAGAAGATTTAGAGGCAAAAGGAATTAATACTCACCTAAGCAGTTCGTTTATTGCAAACGAAACATATTTTGCGCATTCATCTCCAGTAATTGCTTCTGGTTTTTTATCAGAAAATCAAACACCAATTGATTTATTCTCTAAGTTAACAGAGATGCAAAACCAATTGGATTTATTTGCTGAAATATTAAATAATGCACAAGGTGAAATGGCTACTACATTAATTGATGATGGTGGTAACACATACAACCTAAGACAAAATTCAGTTACTAAAATATTTGCTGGTTTTTATTCTCAAGAAGTTGCTGGTTTAGATGATCCTAGAGGAGCAATAATTTCAAAAACTTATTTTATTAATATTGCAAATGTTTCACAAACTGCATTACAATTAGTAGCAAGAATTACTGGTAGTAGAACTAGAATGGTTAAACAATCAGAAAATCCTGGTTCTTATAGCCCAACAGATACTGGTGCATTAAATAATGGTTCTACTATTTTACCAGCAACTTATCCATGGTTAGATAACGCAGCAGAGAATCAAAGAAACGCTAGGGCTACATATAGGTCTGATGATGTAGATTATAATACTATTAGAAAATATGATCTTACTCCTCTTCTTTTAACTAATCCTTCAGTAACAACTGCAACAAAATATGGTCAGACGATATCATTGCCGCCTTTCCAATCAACACAAAATAAGAATCAATTTCTTTATAGTAGATTTAGTGATGTTTCTAATGATGCAAATTTTTATAGCTACATTAATCCATTATCTAAATATTCAATTAATTTAGATACTACAGAAAATCTTTATAATGCAACAACAAATACAGGTTTAGCCGCGCCAACAACAGAATTTATTTGGGGTGGTGGTTTCTTGGCAGATGGTTCCCCAACCACAACAGCAGTTTATCCTAACACAGATGATGTGGTTCAGGTTTCTATAGCTCACCCATCATTAACAAATTATACTGCATATAGAAATGCATATATTGGATTAACAAATGATACTGAAACTTTACCTTTAAATATTCCAGCTGGTGGAATTGATTGTACAACAAGTAATGCGGTTACTGCAGGTGTTGGAACTGCTGGTGTAATATTTAGACAATCTAAATTTGCCCCACTTAAAATTGATGATACTTTTGGAAAAGAGCAAGCAATATATTTAAATGAAAATGTTACACGCTTACAGGCATTTGCTTTAACCTTACCGGTTATCGCGTTTGATACGTCACAATTATTACAGGCTAGTCCATCTTTAACATTACCGGCATTAGCTAATTTATGGGACAGTGATGTTAGTAATGTAGGTTACGTTAATTATGCCAGAAATGCAAAAACATCATTTGACAGTTTTGATCAATATACATTAGGTAAACAATCTTGTGGATCTTATTTATTCGTTTCTGCTGATTCACATGAAAACATACAAGTAGATGGTGATTCAATACAATCATTAGAAACTATTCAGTTTGGTCAACAAAACTCAGTAAATATACCTTTAGTCTTTCAATATAGAATGACTGATTATTTTGGAGTTACATCAGGTACAGGTTTAGGAAATATTGCAGGTGATTCAACTGGATCTACTGTTAATCTTACTTATGCTAAGAAAATAGGATTTGATATTTTTCCAATTAATAGTGAGGCCATACAATTTGATATTGAAGTTTCAGCTAAATATAGATCTGATAGATTAAGTATTGATAACTTCCCTAAAGCAACAGTGACTAAAGGTCTAAATGATTTAGAAAAGGTAATTGCAGGACTAAGACCATCACTAAATCAAACTGTTATTTCTACTTCGGATAGATTAGGCGGTAGCTCGCAATCATTTACCGGAATACAGAACACGTAATAGTAGATTTTTAACTTTATCTTTTGGTGAATATATAAAAAAAGTAAAAGATAAATATGGCTCAAGAACTGCTTGACAAAGCATCATACAGTGTTGTAAGGACTAATCCTAAATTAACCGCGAATGTTAAGATAGTATCTGATGGAACAGATATTTACTTAGAGTCGTTCAGTGCAAGTACCCAGTTAGCATCTCAGAAATTTAAAGCATTTAAAGTTGATGGAACTAGTACCTATGATCGTGATGTAAATCGATTCTTTGATAATGGAAAATTCCCTATAGAGGCTGCATATGAAATATTCCAAGAATATGAAGATACTGCTGTATTATCTAATTACAGAAATCAATATGAAATGTTTTATTGTGCAGGGACTAGATCCATTGCATCAGAATCATATTCACAAAGCCTAGGAACATTAGCACCATTATGGTTAAATGAACAAATACCTAGTGCGTTTGTTATCTTTAGATTAGATAATCCTGCTGCTGTTAATAATGTAACAGCTACCTCTGAAAATGCTGGAAAGGTAAATGCACAAACATCTGCTAATTTTTCAAAACAAGTATTAGAAAATTGTACTGCAATCAAAACATTTGATTTAACTGAAGGTAGTACACTCGGATCTTATATTAGAAATTACAGGAATCAAGAAGAGTTTCCAGAAGTTCCACTTAATATGACCTGGAGAAAAGATGAGCCAATATTATGGAGTGGTATATCTTACAAGAATGGTGGGTTTGTAAATAGTGGAAATTTTGCATATGAAGATATTGTAGTTAAAGATTCAACTATTATACAAGATGAGTATTTATTTACGCAAGGATTTCAGAACAATGGAATCATTTTAGCAAATCTTTTAAATTTAGAATTCTTATTTGATGATCCTACTGCTGCTGACTATTCAATTAATAGATACTTTGGTATGTATGTTAATGAAATAGAAGAAGGACAGTTTGACATATCAGGAGAAGGTTTTTATAAGAATACCGAGAAGAGCCAATTACCAACTATTAAAACTATAACTGAAGTATCTCAAGATTTAAATACACCATTTGAAATTACAAATGATGCAGGTATTTTATTATTTTTAGACCCTACTAAAACAACAACAGTTACAGGTTTACCAACCCCAACTAGAGTTGATGAGGTTGAATCTGTATTTTATGTAAAAGATAAAAAAGATGATTTTCATACAGTTAAAAAGGGATCGTTGTGGGGAACCAATGAAATTAGATTATTTGACACTAAAGTAGATGTATCTTTATTTACAGGATATAAAGAACCTGATACTTTTGCTAATGCAAGTATTATTAGCCATAAAGGATTTTCGCAAATGTATCTTAAAATATTAGATAATGTACAAGAAGGTTCTAAGATATCATTTTATGACGGTGTAAGTTTAACAGGAGAAATATTTGCTGATAGTACATTAGCAACAATACCAGGTAAGTCATTTGAATCTTTCTTTAATCCAAATGGAACTATACAAGAAGTTGCACAATCTATAACATCAGCAATTAATATAGGTATTAATGAAAATAATAGATTCTTTACTGCTACTTATAATAATAGTACTGTTTATGTTAAATCAAGATTTAGTGGTACTAGATTTAATAGACTAAATTTTAAAATGGATGTTAATTATCCTGAGCAATTTTTACAAATAGAAACATATCCTTTAACAACAGAAGCAGAACCTGCAAAAACATTTGTTGGTGGAAATGATGTATCTAATAGTTTACTTAAAGTTGAAATAGGGGATCAGAATAGATTTGTAAAAGGTAATTTTGTACAAACGACTGGTAATTTTGCAGTTATAGGAGATTGGGTACCATATACAGAAGAACCTATTTATAGTGGCAATAATCAAATTATTGGATATACTAACATTGATAAATTTGTTATAATTACATGTAATGATAATCAAATAATGGTTACAAATGCTAACCAGGTTGCTTTATACTCTGATTATAAACCGTCATTTGGTAGATTTTCATTTTTTGATGTTAAGGATTTTGATTTTGATTTTTATAGTACTCTATACAGCGAAGAAGGTGAATTAGATTTTGAATATGCAGAATACAATAAATCAACAGCAGGAACTAATCCACCAGCATATACAGGAGTAAGTAGTACTCCACAGATTAGAGAATTTTATGATAACGGTGGTTTTTATAATCTTATTGGATTATTAAATGATGCCGAAGAAGATAACCCAGATGATGAGTATATTAAAAGTGAATATTTCAGATTAGAAGAAAACTATTTAACATCACAAGCTAACATATCAAGGATTGCGCCATATATTAATAAATGGGCATGGATTAATGATGGTAAAGATGTAAGGAATCATCCATATAGATTAGATGTTAATCAAGCATTTGGTTTAAATAACTTTGCACCATCTAAATGGGATTTAGGCCAAGAGGCTAGTGGGTTTACTCATGAGTGGTATTATCTTTCAGAGTTCCCTGAGTATTTTACAAAAGCAGCTATTAAAAGTTCTTGGAGTTATATTGATAAAGCTCCTGTTGATAACACTGATGGTATTGGCGAAACTTTTGCATTAGGTACTTTTCAGAATGTTACTAAAGATAACTTTAATGATTATTTTATAATAGAAAGATTTACAACTGGCGGAATAACTGAAATTGATAGACAATTAAGATATGCTAGATTAGATGGCGGTAATGAAAAAAATTATTCGGAAGGCTTTTTGAGAGGAGTTAGAATAATAGCAAAATCTAAAGCAATAGGATCAGAAAAACCAGATTTTAATGCCAGATCATTATCATATGTACAAGACGGTTTATTTAATGATTATCGTTTCTCTGCTATTTTAGTTCCTAATTTACCAGATAAACCTGAATCTCAAATTAAATTTATTAAGAACGAAAAGTGGAAAACTGTTGTAATGTTAATTTCAGTAGATTATGCCAATGTATGTTTAAATAATGGGGGAGATTCTATTATTGATAGAACAACTTTATATTCTTTAAATAGTTCATATGTACAAACCGCTAGCTGCGCACCTACACCAAGCGGTGATAGTTTTAAATACACCGACACTGTATTAAGAGGGGCTATAAGTTTTGCAACATCAAAATTTGATACTGCTTCTGGTTTATATACAATTAATGGCATGCCTAATAGTACAGGTGAGCTCACAGATTTTGTAAATGATATTAGGATAATAGAAAATGGTTCTTATGGTGTAATTAAGTTTAGTGGTTATGAAATAAGCGGTATTCAATCTATCATATCATCTGATCAATTTACATGTACTAGTGTAAAGTTAGCAGGTAATGATATACCGTTACCAAACCCAACACCATCTACATTAATCTTACGTGCGGCTACTTATACAGTTGCAAATGGTGGTTATTTTCAATTTGAAAATAGATTAAAGTCAATCAGCTTTGGTGAAATATTTAATGCAGTTAATCAAGGTAATCCTAATGTTATATATGAAACAATAACAGAGGCTGGTGCACAAGTAAAAAATACTGATGGTACATTAGCTCAAACTTTTGCAATAGAATTGAGGGCACAGGCTGATATTCTTAAATCTGTCTATATAGGTATATTACCAGATCCTGTTAAACCTACTGCTTTTAATTTAACTGATGTTGTAGGATATGATTTATCTTTACAAAAGAATCCTAATATAACTCCTATTGCTAGACATGCAGGTTATTATGCACCTTATGCATTACCTTTACTATTCTTTAGGGATCCATATATGAATTTAGATTTTACTGGAAATGTAACAGGTGCTGCTACTGGCGGTGCAAGTATTTCTGATTCAGTTTATAAATTAAAAGTATTAGAGTTGTGTAAATTTAAAAATTCACAATTTAATAGTGCGGATGTTAACTTTGGACAAATACAAAATTTCTTTTATCATAAAGTAAATGAAGAAGATCCGTCAACCGTTTTAGAATTATCTAGAGAAAGTGCATTTCCTAGTTTATATCCTTTGATACAAGAAATAGGTATTGATTATAAAGACTTTTATGCATTCTCTTCTAATTGGGAACCTTCATATTTTACAAAAAGTATTGACAAATCATTAATAGAGGATGTTATTGGTACAAGATCAATGTTTGAGAGAAAATCATTTTTTGGTTCAAAATATTTAAAAGTTCCAGAAACTATAATTTTAGAAACATTTAAACCAGATCCTTTTGTTAGGGCAGCAGTTAAACAGCCTAATTTAATAGAAGGAACATTTATGCACCAAGATACACCGTCCGTTACTGTTAATAAAAGACAGATTTTAACTGCAGGCGTTGTAAATACTAGAGATATTAAAAAGGTACCATCAACACCAACAGTTGAATTTTATTTGTTTAATCAAAAACGATTAATTGAATTCTTATTTATACCAATTAAGGCTCAGTTCGTAAAGTATGTTAATGCATTATATGGTTATGGTGATTTGGAAACATTAGATGATGATGTTAATCAATACATTAGAGAAAATATATTAAAGCTATATAAAATAGAAAAAGTAGAATTATATACTTTAGCAAGTCGTGACATTAGTGAATCTACTTATAGTACTGCTGAATTAACTGATGCAGAAAAAATTAGTGAGGGTTTAACTGTTAATGATAATGTGTCATCAAAAACAATAAATACAAACCCATTTGATTTAAGGCTAATATATAATAAAAGAACAGGTTTCTCTGAATCGTTTGGTTTCAGTGTTACTATAGTTAAAAAATAATAAGAAAGAAATGCCAATCACTATACAAGAAATAATAGCATCGGATACTATTTCGCAGCTTGTCGATAAGACTAACTTTAACTTTGATCAGTTATTGCTAAATGGTGGCGGTCCAGCTGGTACCACTGGTGTTGCTGGTCCAACTGGTCCAAATGGAGGAAGAGGACCTAAAGGAAGTACATGGTATGATGATGCAAGTACTACTGCGCCTGGTGTTAGTCCTAATGTTACTGCCCCAACTGCAACTCCATTGAGTGGAGATTATTATTTACAATTTAATGGAAGAGTTTGGGAATATAATGGAACTACTTGGGTAATCACCACAGTGGATTTACAAGGACCTACTGGTGCTGCTGGGACTACTGGTGGTTTTAGTTTAGCTTATGGGCAAGGTAACATTAACAATATAAATAGTTATTATCCAGCCCCTAATGGTTTAAGCGCTGGTGCAACAACAACAAACCAAGGTGTTATGTCAGTAATGATGGGTGGTGTTGTATCAAATACTGTACCAATTGATGCTAGTATTCCATTAACCAATGCATATATAATACCAGATGTAATATCTACAGCGATGGCATCTGATGTATTATCAGTTTTAATTCACCAACGTGATTCGGCTGCAACTGCAATAAAATTTCATGGTGGTAATTCTATTAGTTCAGAAAATTATGAGCAGGCTTCATTAGGTAATTTAAGTGGTATACAATTAGGTGCTGATGATAGGTTAAGAATGGTTGTACCTAAAGCAGCAACCAGTCCAACAGCACAAGCTGATTTAATAGGATATGAGGTTAGTACTGCACAAAGAGCTCAATATTACTCAGCAGGCCAATCGATAGAATTTGCAACAGGTCTTGAAGGAACACAGCAATTTGCCGGTCAACATTCTAATTTTGAGATTGCAGTAGGCAACGGTGCAACTTCAAATGCAGGTAATAAATATAAGATGGCTACGTCAGGTACGGAATCCACTACATTGACAGAAGCAGGAAATGTCAATACAGTAACCTTATTGAATACTAGTACTTTGGTTGGTAATTGGCAAGCAGTTGCTGGTACGATTAGATTAGTATCAAGTTTAAACACTGAAATATACTCTGGTAGAACAATAAGATTAGAAACAACAACAAATACAGCAGCAGGTGCAATAATATTAAAAACTCTTAGTGGGGGAATGCAATTGAATTCTGTAGGAGGCCCTATAACAATTCAACAAACAGACGCGACAGCAACTGCTCCGATTAACATTACTAATAATGATAATAATATAAATTTAACTACTACCGTCGATGGAGAGATTAATTCTAGTGTAGCGGCAGCTGGTGAAATTACCAATACAGTAGCAGTTAATGCAGGAATAGATAATGTTTATAAGTTAACATCAAGTGGAATTAGCCTAACAACAAAAACAGGAAATGCCCTTACAAACATTCAAGCATTTGGTTCAGGTGGTAATATTAATTTAGAAGTTTTAGCAGCTGATGGGAAGATTGAAATAGGTTCTGCAGCAACCTCAGTAGCTACTAATTTTAATTATTTTGGAGGTGGTCCAGAACTTTCAATGATAAACACAAGAGGTAGAACAAATTGGAATCTAACAGGTAATGGTATTGTTTCTACCGGTACTACAATAGAATCATATAGACAGATTAATATAGATAACATTCCACGTGGAAAAACTATAACACAAACTGGTTTAACAACTTCAGCAGCCACAAACGGTGTTGCTCATGCTGGTTTCATTGATGGAAGATCTGATCCGAAATTAGGTAATAGTATTTATATAGGTAAACCGAACTATTACCAAGCAGGTGGAAGTTTTGCACCTGAAGAAGCAATGGGTATTTTTATTAACAGTGGTGCTCAATTTTTACAAGGACCTGCAACTAGTAGTAATGGAGCTTCATTCTCTCCTATTCAAGAAGCATTTAGTGTAACAGGTGGAGCTGATGCTACTACTAAGATAAGTAATAGATTACTATATGGTGGAAAGAATGGTGTACAAACTGTTTATTTTGATCCACTAAGAACAATTTCAAATACTGAAAGCATTACAGTAACATCACCTTATCTTAGGATAGTGGTAGGATCTGATGCAAGAGGTGGTGGTTTATATACAGAAGCAGCATTAAATGCTAATGCTATTGCTAGTAGGCTGGCTTATACTATTAATTTTAATCTTATAATTGATACTACTACTAACAATTGGATTGAAGGACAACATGTTTATGTTGAGTTAATTAATTCTAATGCTCAGATTATTATTAATAAAAGTAATAATACAGAATTAAAAATAAGGCAATACGGTACGGTTAATGTAAATTATGCAGTATTTAAAAATGTAGGAGGTACTGTAGTATTTTCACAACCAGGGATATCAGCATTTTTTGAGAGATCATTACAGGCAGTAACACCAGACCCAGAACTAATATCAAATACACCTGGTCAAGTAACAACAGTAACACAGAGTGGAGAGATGCAACTTAGAGGTAGTGATGTTGACAAAGTTCAAATTAGATTTGTAGCCGGTGGACAATCTCCTGCTGGAACCAACACGGTAAGTACAGGTACTCTGCCATTATATTGGGGATTATCTGGAAAGGCATTTAATTCCGAAACATATAGCCAAGTTTATCCAGTATCATAATAATTATATTAATTCAAATAAAATGACAAAAAAAGAAATAAAAGATTTAAATGGATTTGTAAGTAGATATAGAGAGATAACACTTTCTTTAGATCTAATGCAAAAAAGTATTGTAAGTTTAGCAAAGAAAAGAGACGATCTTTTTACAGAGGTTGATTCTATGAAAGGTAAAGAAACTAAATTTATTGAAAAAATCGCAAAAAAATATGGAGCTGCTGAGGTAACACCAAACAAGCTTCTTAAGTATATACAATGATACTAATTATTAAAAATATTCTTGGTATAATAACAGACCCAAAAAACACTAGGATGTTTTTATTAGGAGGTATTGGTGTTTTACT